TGCTGCCCTTGGGATTCAGTTCGGCGTAGAGCGGGTTGGCACTGCGCTGCACGGCCGTGCCGGTGCCAATGAGTCCGTTAAGCGTGTCGCGCTTCTGCTGTCCGATGGTCGCCTCTCCGGGCATGCCGTTGCGGTGGTTGGCGAGGTAGGTCTTCAGGTCAGCCTCCACCTGCTTCATGTCGTTATTGAAGATGCCCAGCTCGCCCTTGTTGATCGCCTTCATAGCGGACGAGCGGAAGGCGTTGAGGTCGAGCGACGCCGCCAGCAGATGGTTTTGCTTGGTCACCTGCCATCCGAAGGGCACGGTCTCGCGCTGGATGGCGCGCACGGCGCCCATGTTGGTGATGCGGTAGCGTCCACTCGATCCGGTGCCGATGGCGTTGTAGTCGATGTTCCAGCTTCCGCCCTCGGCTCGGCTGGCTTCCATGCCGCGAGCGAACTGACGGACGTGCTGCGGGAATTGCGTGAAGAGGTCAAACTGCGGCGGCAGCACCGGCCCGCCGATGACTTCGCGTCCGTTGACCTTGCGCTTGCCGAACTCGGTTGAGTTGACCGGCACAAACTTCTTGGCGTCGTACAGCGTCTTGATCTGTGCCGCGCGGTTAGCCTCGGCGGCCGTGATGATCTTCTGCGGCTTGTAGGCGTAGGTGCCGTCCGGCTTTTGGAACAGGAAGTCGTTTTCAAGGACGCCGCGGCCCTCGTCCCGCAGTTTGACGTGCGTGCTGCGCGCCATGTCCTGCGGGCGGCTGCTCCGCGCCAGCTCCACACCGCGGGGCGTTGCGCTGCCAGCCTCCTCGAGGCCGACCAAATACTGATCGTAGGCGCGGACATATTCCTTCACCCGCTTCTGCATGATGCGGTCTTGGAAAAGCGGGTTGTCGCGGAAGAGGACGGACGGATTGTCCAGCATCTTGCCGGTGCCGCTGTCCAAGCGCACACCCATCATCTCCAACACGCGCCCGCCGGTAGCCAGCATTGACTCGGCGAGGCGAGGGAAGGCGGCATCGCGGCGGATGGCGCGGAAGTCGATGGCCGGCGCCTCGCTGGCAAATGTCTCGGCGATGATCTCGTCGCGCGCCCAGTCTAAGGCGTCTTCGCCACGCTCAATGCTGCGCTGTGACAGCTCCTCGTAGCGCTCGTTGATTAGGCGTTCCCGCTCGGCTGGCTCTGGCTTGCGGCCCTTGGCGATGTCCGCAGAAGATTTGTTGCCGCTTTCTAAATCGCGGAACTCTTGCTCGGTCAGCACCTGCGGCAGCTCGCCCGTTGTGCCATTCTGGATGTCGCCATCTACTAGTCGCGTCACATACTCGCGTCCGCGGGCGGTCACGCCTTCAACGCCGTATTGCTGATTGACCAAGTTGCGCAGGTCGTTGCGCGGCTGTCCGTCGAGGACGTTGCTTGTCAGAATGGCGTGGCCAATTTCATGCGGAGCAATGGCCGCGGCGCCGCCTTGTCCGGGTCGTGCATCAAGATTGATGTAAATTCTTGCGCGGTTGTTAGCGTCTTTTTCTAAAAACAGACCGGCAGAGAACTCGCCGCCAACTTCGGATGTGTCCTTGTTTTTGCGATACTCGTCAGCGCGCAGCGGGACAAAGTCTACTTTGCTTGCAAGCATTCCCTGCATGGCGGCCAGCTTGTCGAGAGTGGCGTGCGGGAGCTGGGAAAACGCATCCACATTGCCGCCCACCGCATACACGTCAGCCATCATGCGGGCGATGTCCGCGTCCGCTTCTGTGGCTCCGCGGCGAGCCACACTGCCAGCGACTCCGGCCACACCGCCCAAGGCCATGATGCCGCCGAGCACCTCACCGGCGCGCTCGGCATCCGGTTGCAATGCGGCAAAGGGCGCTCCGGTAATGCCAGCAGCCACCGCTCCGCTCGTCACATCGTCAGCCAGACGAGCCGCTGTGGTCACGCCCGCGCGGTCGGCAAAGCGCGCCACACGGCGCAGCGCCTCCGGGTTGCCAGCATCCTGCGCCACACGCTTGAGTGTGCTGTCGGTGCCGTCAACGTAGCCTGTAAAGTATTTCCGGTAGCGCTCAGGGATCGCCGTCATGCGAGCCAAGTCCGCAGCCGCCTCCGCTCGCGCCGTGCCGATGCCGCCCACACCCGCCTCGCGGATGATGGTCGCAGCACCGCCAGCCGCCGCTCCGGTCTTGCGGATGATTGCACCGCCATAACGCAGCCCGGGAAGCACGCTGCCGATGGCCGTGACTGCCGCGGTAACATTGCCACCGCCGCCCGCTGCGTCCGCATAGACTGCTGCACCGGCCGCACCGGCACCAAGCGCTGCCTGCTGTTTTGCGGTCAGCCCGGTGATGTCCTGCACGCGGCTACTGATGCCAAACTCTGCGCGCTCGGCGAGGTCTGCCGTAGCATCGGCTGCGCGCTGCACGCCTCGAAGTGGGGCGCCAGCGAGTGTTGCTGTACGGCGAAGCACACGCAGCTTGCTCAACGCGCCCGCACCTACAGGTATCAAATTGACCGGATCGACAACCATGGAGCCGATCATCGACAGCGTCTCGGCAGGCTGCTCGTCGGTAATCTGGTAAGCCTCCTTGGTCGCCGCCGGCGCGCTCACCTTGCTGGCGCCGATCTGAAAGTCTGTGACTCCGGCGAATTCCTGCTCCAGCGCCTTCTCCCGCTGGTAGCGCTCGTAAGCCTTGTCGAAATCCTCCTCCTCTTCCACCGGCGTTGGCTCCATCGCATCCGCCTCGCTCGCCGCCGCAGCAATAATGTTCGCGTCCCGCAGCTCATCGCCGGTCAGTTTGCCTTCCTGCTCGAGGCGCTTGGCCAATGCCTGCTGCTTCAGTCCGCGGCGCTTCGCCCAGGTTGCCGCGTCACTGGCCTTGTTGCCGACCCAGTCAAAGAGCTGCACCATGTTGATGCCAGCCTTGCGGACGATCTCCGCGCCGGTCTGGATGTTGCGCTGCGATTGGTTGATCGGATCGGTCACGCCGCCGATCAGCGCGTCAGTGATTTCGGTCGCCGCCTGCGGCAGCATACCAATCATGGCTGCGGCACCCTGGCCTACACCATCGATAAAGCGTCCGACCTCGTTGTTCTCCTCCTTGCGTCGCGTCCAATACTGCCGGAACTCTTCCTGCGGCATGATGTAGTCCACGCGGCGGTAGTTCTCCTCCTCGAGCTGGTTCAGCTCATGGTCAGTCATCGGCTCCGGCGCCGCAGGCGCCTCGGGCGGCAAGGCAATGCCACGCTCGCGGGCAAACGGCGTGGAGGCCAGCGCTGGCAGCGCATCAAGCTGCTGGTCGGTAAATCCCTGAGCCGGAGCAGGGGATGCGGCAAGGCGATCCACCAGCCCGGTGGTGATCTCCGGCTGTCCCTGCTGCGCTTCCAGCTCGGCGAGCTGCTCGTCGGTTAATCCGTCTAGCGAACTTGGTACCATCTTCCGTCAGCTCCTTTTTCGTAGGTTGTTCCTGCTACTGTTTTACGCTGACGCGGGGCCGCGCTTTCGGCGGCCGGCGTTGATGGGGAATCTTGGGGTTGGATCTTGGCGGTGGCGCGCTCCTTGGCAGAACGCACGATCGATTGAAACTCATTGACGCCCTGCAGGAATGCCTCCTCGCTCTGCCGCGGATTCATCCGCGCCATCGCCTCGGTCGCCTTGCGTCCTTCCACCTCGGTGATCTGACCGCCGCCCTTGAGTGTTTCAAACGCCTGTAAGAATTGCTGTCCGCCGATCTGGTCAAGCAGCACTTGGAAGTCCGCCGGCGCCGTGCCGGGAACCTTCGGCAAGATGCTGCTCTTGCCCGTGGCGTATTGCCGCCCAGGGTGCGTTTTGGTCTTCTCCAGCAAGTCATCCATGTAGGACGCCGTCTCAAAGGTCTTGCGCATCGCCTTCATGCGGTTTTCCTCGAGCACATCAGCCTCGGTCTTCAGCTTACGCGTCTGCTCTTGGCGGACCGGGTCAGCCTGCATCATGGCCGCCCTGCGATCCATTTCCGCCCGAGCTTCTTGCTGCTTGATCACAAACTGCGCCGCACCCTCCGGCGTGAACTGCACGCCGCGCTTCATCGCCTTGAGCAATTCCTGCTGCTCGACCGGCAACGCATCGAAGTCCTCACGGGTCTGCACGTTGAGCTTGGTAAAGTCAAAGCCCACGCCCGTCTCCGGCAACGGTTCCGCGGCGACATCGTTGTAGACATCGTCCGGCGTCCCGTAGTCGTAATCCATCCCGCTCACGCCATTCATCTCGTCCATGGCATCAAGCGGCACGGCTTCCTCACCGGGTTCTAAGGCAGGGAGATCCGGCTCAACCGGCGGCGGTAGTTGGTTGTTTCGGCGTGGAGGCATATTAGGGGATAACGTCAGGATTGATGTTGGAGGGCATCGTGGTCACACGGCCTTGGCCCGCGGCGACCTGAGCTTGAGCGGTTACCGCGGCGCGTTGTGCAGGCATCCGTGCCGTCAGCCCTTGCTGCGCCGTGCGGGTCTGGTTGTTCATGCCAGCAATACCCAGTTGCGAGATCGCCCCAAGGTTGTCGAGAATGCTCATGGAGGCCAGCCGGCGTGTGCGCGGGTCCATGCCCTCGAGCGCAGAGGAAATCTTTTTCATGCCGGGATACATCTGTCCGATGGCGCTGATGGCATCGAAAGCCGAGTCCGCCTGGGCGTTGGCCTGACTGACGTTGCCGACCATCCCGCCGACGGACGCCAACGCCCCGCCAATATCCTGGCCCATTTGTCCCATCGTCTGGGCATTGGTTTGCGCGGCACCCATCATGCCTTGGGCGATGATGCGGCCGCTTTGATCGTTCTCTGTCGGGTTGTATGCAAACATAGTTTTGTCTCTTTCTAATTAAGCTGCCTTCGCAGCCATCAATTCTTCAGCGAGGGCGGCGCCGATGACCGCTGGCTTGATGGCCAGACGTTTCTTGCCCTTGTAATCGACTTCGGCGACAGCCTCCGGCAGCACCTTCGCAACGTCTTGAGCCATGAAGCCCTTGCGCTTCTTGTCATCACCCTTGTAGCTGAACTCGTAAGCGGTGAGTCCAAGCACGCTGCCAGCCTTGCCGAGCGGCTTGATGTCTTTCTTTTCGCGCTTGTCGGAGAGGGCGAACATTCCGGCGCCTTGCAGCAATCCGCTGCCGATCCCGCCGATCATACCCATGGTCGCGGCATTGTTCATCGCACCGGCTTGCATTCCTGCAGCCTGTAGCGAGGCGTTATTGTTAAGGATGGCGTTGCGGTTGCTGGCGGCCATGTTGGTATTGAATGAGAAAACATTGCCCGCCTGTCCGAGTGAGTTGCCGAATATGTTGCTCACCTGACCCTGCGAAGTGCGCAGCGTGTCGCCGCCGAGACCGAAGGCGGGTCCGAGCGCCTGACGATACGGATCAGTTTCCATATACATCCCGCTGAGACCAATCCGCCGCTGACGCCGCGCCAGATCCATCTGGTTCACATTCGCCGCAAACCCACGCCGCGCATCCAACCGCTGCTGCCCATAGGCATCCCGATTAAGAATCTCCGCCGCGCTGCTACCCATTGAGGTGCCAAGCCCGCGAGCCGCAAACGCCGCGCGAGCCGACTGCGAGGCTTCGCGCTGCTGCTCCGGTGTCAGCGACCGGCCAAGGGCCAGTTCAGACTCCGCATCCCGCTGGAGTTGTGCCTCGATGGCATTAGGCGCGCTCGCCGCTTGCAGCTCCTCGCCGATGACGCCGCGCGTGCGCTGGAGGTATTCGTTGTTGAGCTTTCCGGCGAGCTGGTCGGCGGTGCCGAACTGCATGCGGATATACTCAGGGTATAGCCGCTTGATTGCTGCTTCTTCTTCGCGGGTTTGCGCTTGCGCCACGCGAATGCTCGCTGCGGCCATTTTATCGTAGTCAATCGGCGCCGGTGCGGCTGGCACTGGTTGCGGCGCTGGTGCTGACGGTCTTCCTCCACCCATATTATTGTCCTCCTACTTTGTTCATAAGTTTCTCCCAATAGTATACCCGCGGCTCAAAGCTCCCCCTGCGGCACCATGCCACATAGGTCTGCGGATGCGGCGCCACACGAAGGCACTCCCGCACAGGGTTTGCGCCAGCAGTGCCAGCAGCCAAAGTGACGAACCAGCAGTTAGGCTCCCCGAGTTCAAATTGTTGCTCCTCCGCATTCCACCGCACAGCGCGAGCCAGCATGAAGCAGGACGGCGAGTTCCACACATAGCCCGCCGACAGATGCTCGCCGACTGCGTCCCAGAAATCTTGCGTGCTGTGGTTGTCCCACCAGTGTTTTGCTCGTTGCCATGGGGTCATCGGTTAGCTAATGACTGGAATCCAATACACGTTTACGGTTTCAAAGAACTCCGTGTTTCCAGCAGTGTTGTCATCGTCAATGCGGTAATAGGCGTCTTTTGGAACTGGAATAAGTCCAGAGCTTGCAGACCAGTTGTTGCTGTTGACGTTGTTTCCCCACACCCACACCAAATGCGTTGCTGGGCTAGTAAGGCCAACTCGTATCGCTACGCCGTTTCTAAAACTTCCGAAGGCATTTACATGCAAAAACCCATCCGTTGCAGCTTGGTAGTTTTGCCCCGATACATAGGGTATGGTAGAAATTGCGCCATAGTTCGGAAACGTAACCTTCGCCGCCAGCTTTGCCGCGCTCACAGCACCATCCGCGATCCGCGCAATCGGCAACGTGCCGGTCGTGAGTTTGGCCGCGTCGATGCCGCTGGCGAGCTTGGCGTTGGTCACTTCACCGTCAATAAGCGTAGCCGTCACGGCCGGAGCCGCCGCCAGATTCATTTTAGCCGGGGTCACGATCTCCCCAGAACTCCAACTATATCCCGGTGTTACTGTAACTGTAGCCATATTATGCTGCTCCCTTCATGAGTCCGAGGTTGACCAGCGCCGTGCGGATTTCGTTCAGCAGGACGTGCAGCTCGGTGAAGTTGTTATTGATGTCCGCGTCGTCGCCGGTGCCGCTCACCGCCGCCAGCGTGCCGTCTGCCGTGCCGCCGGTGCTGTTGGTTAGCGCCGCTTGGTTGGCTGCGGCCGGCTGGACGACAGGTGTTTTGTCGAAGAATCCCAGCTTCTGCGTTGTTGACGTGCCGATCTTGGTGCCGGCGCCGGTGCCAGAAACGATGTCATTGTTGCCCAACGTCAGCGCGGCCGAGAGCGTGGTTGCCCCTGCGCCTAGCGTGCCGGTCGTCACAATGTTCTGGCTGCCGAAGTCCGGCGCGATCTTAGTCCCGGCGATGGCCGCCGAGGCGGACACGTCCGCATTGACGATGGTGCCGTCCACCAAGTTCGCCGAGGCTACCG